TTACTGATGATGGCGTTAGTAGGTCAGATGTCTTTGCAAGTGTTGCAGGGTTAAAAGCAAGTTCAGGGTCAGGAAATAGAGAAGGGTATCTTCAGTTTTCTACAAATATTGGTAATGCATTAACAGAAAGAATGAGAATTGATGGTGGGGGCAACGTGATTATTGGTACTAGTGGAACTGCGAGAAGAGACCTTTCATCTGCCACAAGCCCTACTTTATCTTTGGAAGGCTCTTTCCCTGCAATAAATCTTAGAGATACTAGTGGTCACGGTGCTTTCTATGGAATAAATGGAGACACTGTTTATCTAGGTGGACACAGTAATACTGATAATCTAGGTTTCTTTGTAAATGGCGGAGAAAGGATGCGTATTCAGGCTGGAGGGACTGTACTTTTTGGTCTTACAACTACATCAGGTATTAGTAATTCAACTGGAACTGGTAACGAGGGTGCATTTATTCAAGGAGATGGCTTAATCGTATCATCTATTTCAAATGCTGAAAATATGATTTTAAATAGAAAAACATCAAATGGAGTTATGATACAATTTAGATATAACGGTTCAAATGTAGGCACTATTAATACTAATGGAAACTCTTTACCTTCTGATAGGAATTTTAAAAGAGATATTAAAGACTTAAATATAGGGTTAGATTTAATAACTAAATTAAAACCAGTTTCTTATAATTTTAAAATAGATAATGATGGAACTCCTAAAATGTTTGGTCTAATAGCTCAAGACTTAGAACAGTCATTAGAAGAAGTTGGCGTAGATAAAAATAGCGTCCAACTATTACAACATAAACCTAACGAAGATGAAAAAGAATCTGATTATGCTTTAGATTATTTAAAACTTACACCAATATTAGTCAAAGCTATACAAGAACAACAAACACAAATAGAAGAACTTAAAAAAGAAGTACAAGAACTAAAAAGTTAATCCCGACAAGGAAGCATAAAAAAACCCGCGTAAAGCGGGTTTTTAGTTTTAGTAAGCTTAGCCTTCTACTGGTTCTGCTTCAACCTCATTTGGGTCTTTATCTATGACTTGCTCGAGTCTACTTGTGTAGCCTTCTTTAGCTAATAATAATCTGTCATGTTGAATCTTAGCATTGATTAAATCATGCTCCAATCCTTGTAACATATTAACTATTACCTTAGCATCGTCATGCAGTTCCGAGATTATGTACTTCTTGTCGTTAAACATTAATACTGGCTCGCTGTTGGTTACTTCTGTCATCTTTTTCTCCTCAAAAAATGTCTTGCCAATTTCCTTGGGTCGAGGCTTTTGCGTATTCTGTAGCCCTGTTCTCAAAGAAGTTAGCATGTTCCACTGCATTAATCTGCTGATCCAACCATGGTAATGGATTCTCAGTGCTGTGGAAGATTGCTTTCATACCGAGACCTAATAATCTTCTGTCTGCGATATACCTAATATATTCTTTCACTTCATCACCAGTTAAACCTTCTATATCCGCGTTATCAAAACAAACATCAATAAAGTTATCTTCTAACTCTACTACTCGCTCTGCTGCACAATATACTTCGTACTTTAACTTATCCGTCCATAGTTCTGGATTCTCTCCAATGAATGTTCTGAATAGTTTGGACATGCCCTCTACGTGTAGAGTTTCGTCCCTTATAGACCATGTGACTATCTGTCCCATGCCCTTCATAAGGTTGTGTCTAGGGAAGTTAAGAAGTATAGCAAAACTACTAAATAGTTGTACTCCTTCTGTAAATCCACTGTACACAGCCATTGTTTTTGCCATCTCATGTTTATTTCTCATATTAAAATCTGTTAAATAATCATGCTTGTCTGACATTGCCTGTATCTCGGTAAACTTCTGATACTCATCATCAGATTTACCAAGTGTCTCTAGTAGTAAAGAATACGCTTCTTGGTGTACTGCTTCCATAGCAGCAAAACTAACAAGCATCATTCTTACTTCTGGTTGTTTGAATGTTGGCAGGTAATGCTTAGCATACCCACAACATACATCTACATCAGCTTGTGTAAAGAACCTAAATATGTTATCTACTAAGGTTCTATTTGCTGGTGTAAGTTTTTCTTTATAATCCTTTATATCGTCTTGTAACGGTACTTCTTCAGGCATCCAATGCATTTGCTGTTGCTTTTTATACATCTCGAACGCCCAAGGATAGTTAAAAGGCTTATAATAATCTCTTTCTTCTAATAAATTCATTTATCCCTCACAACTAAGACAATCTGATTGCTCAAAAATTATCTCTCTTTTTGCTTGATTTGATACATTATCCGCACGACCTATAGCTTCGCTACGTAGGTAATATAAAGTCTTCATGTTCTTAGCCCAAGCTAGCATATGAACATTGTGCAGGTCTCCCTTGTTTACATCAGGTGGGAAAAATAGATTGATACTTTGAGACTGACAAATAAATTCCTGTCTCATACTAGCGTGTTCTACTATCCATGCCTGATTAATTTCTACTGCCGTTTTGAATACTTCTCTTTCATCTTCTGAGAGTACGCTAAGGTGTTGACAGCTACCTTTGTTTGCTATGATGCCTGACCAAGTCTTCTCATCATTTAGTCCATAAGTTTCTAGAACTGCTTCTAAGAACTTATTCTTCATTAAGTATGAACCACTTTTAGTTTTCTGAGTATAAGCATTTGCTCTGTAAGGTTCTACACTAGGACTTGTGTTTCCACAAATAATACTAGAACTTGCATTTGGAGCTATTGCTAGTAAATGTGCATTTCTTACTGAAGCAGTGTCATCATCAGGGCAAGCCCCTCTCAATACTGCTAATCTGTGAGTCTCAGCTTCTGCGTGACTCTTAATGTGCTTAAACATTACCATATTACTACTAGTAGCCATCATGCTTTCAAAAGGAAGACTATTCTTTTGTAGGTACGCATGGAATCCCATAGCGCCTAAACCAATACTTCTTTCTCTTGATGCACTGTACTTTGCTCTTTCTAATTCATCAGGTGCATTCTCTATGAAATGTGTTAAAACATTATCTAGAAAACGTACTAAGTCTGGTATAAACGCAGGAACATTCTTCCAATCGTCGTAATACTCCAGATTTACACTTGAAAGACAGCATACTGCAGTTCTTTCTTCGTTAGTTGCTAATGTTATTTCTGAACAAAGGTTACTGTGATTTACTTTTAACCCTTTTCTTTTTTGGAAGTCTGGTAAGTCAGCTTGTACAGCGTCCTCAAACATTAAGTAAGGCTCTCCTGTTTCCATTCTGTTTTGTAATAATTTTACCCACAGAGTTCTAGCACTAACAACTTTCTTCACTTCACCACTATGAGGGTCTTTCAACTCCCAACTGTCATCAAAGCCTTTCTGTTTAGTTGCCTTATGGATTATCTCCATAAACTCATCTGGTATAACTACTCCATGATGTAAGTTTGTACACTTACGATTAGTATCTCCACCTGTAGGCTTTCTTACATCTAAGAACTCCTCTATTTCAGGGTGACTCATGTGTAGATAGGAAGCATAGCTACCTCTACGAGTTACGCCCTGTGAAAAAGCTAACATTTCAGAGTCTACTACTTTCATAAAAGGTATAACTCCTGTTGACTCTGAGCCTTTTGATGTCTTTGTTCCTTGTGAACGTACATCACTCCAACCACCACCTATGCCGCCGCCCATTGAGGACAAGTAGGCATTTTCTGTATAATGTCCAGTAATTCCTTCTCTACTATCTTCTATATAATTAAGAAAACAACTGATAGGTAAGCCTCGTTTAGTTCCACCATTAGACAATATAGGAGTTGCAAACATAAACCATAGTTTACTAGCATAATCATATATTCTCTGAGCGTGAGCTTCGTCGTCAGCAAAGGCTTCGGCAGCTCTTGCAAAGGCTTCTTGTGGGCTTTGTTCATCGCCAACAAGATATCTATCTTGTAGAGTAAGTTTACTGAAATCTGTTAGTAAATCATCTTTACTATAATCAATCTGTATCATTTAAATACTCCTGTATTTTTGAGGACAAGTCCTCTAGGTTCATGTCTGCTTCGATTAATGCTTGTTCTGAGTAACTCACTAAATCCATGAGTTCTGCATTAAGTAATAACCTGTCTGCGTTTTCGTTTAACGACTGTATGAATTTATACTTACTGCTTATTGGGCATGCATTATAAATATCAAATAAGTCTCCATACTGTTCGATCAGTGATACAGCCCTCTTAGGACCGATGCCTGCTATTCCTGGCACGTTATCACCTGTGTCACCTGCTAGACATTTCTGAGTCAAGTACATACTTGGCTCTACGTCATAGTGGTCTTCCCAGTTATCTAAAGTAATCTCTTTTCTAGTTACTGTGGAGAATCTAGAAACTCCATCTTGTATAAGCAAATCCCAGTCTCTATCTGATGAGACCATCCAAATCTGTCCTATACCAAATTCTGCTTTCTTTCCGACAATCCATGCGGCTAAATCATCAGCCTCTAGTCCGTCTTGTCTTATTGTTAAATGTCCTCTTTTCTTTAATTGAGTAAAGGCATTTTTGAACTCACCCATAAATTGAGCGAACTCTGCTTTTTCTTGTGCAGTTTGCTCTGCATACTTATCCGACCGATTAGCTTTGTAATCGGGAGAGAGTCTTTTCCTGTAGGTACTTCCACCATCTGCTAGTACAACTATGTTTCCACAGTCATATGATTTTGCTAGACTTTCAACAGTTCTTACGTAGTCATGTTTATATTCGAGCTGTTTAGAGTGCTTCCACCTAAAGGCTACATTTAAACCATCAACTATCAGTAAGTTCCCATTCTGTGCTTGGTTCCCAAGGTTTGAGAAGTTTATTGCCATTTGTAAATTCCAATTGTTCGTTATCTAGCCACTTGTCTGCTAATAATACATATGCACCGAGCCAGTTAATGTGCATGTATCGTTTTTCTTTAAGAGGTTTGCGTGTCGTCACTACAAACCAATCTGAGTAATTCTGTTTTATAAGTAACACAGGTTCTTGTTTCATCTGCTGTGCCTGTAGTATTGCTTTTTTCCACCATACTACTAATACATTACTCTTAGATGTAAACATCTTTTGATTAAGACCCATGTCCTTATAGTGTTTGACTTCTATAAGGAATAGGTTATGTTTGTCTTCGACGTACAGGTCTCCTTTAATTTTACCACTACCACTACCAGGTGTCTGTGTGAAATTTAATCCTGTATGTCTTTTGAGCATAGCAGCAGCCAGTAGTTCTGCTTTAGCTCCTTTTTGTCTTGAGTTTACCAACTAATCGTTTCCTTCTATATTGTTTAAGTACTCTGCTTGTTCTAACTTTGCTCTATCTAATGAATCCATTTCATTAAGAACACAGTCAGGGCAGTTCATTCCTATTGGTAAGTATGACTTCTTATCAGTATACTTACATATATGATACCAAAAGGTATCGCCTTCTTTGTGCATATTATTCCAGATGACTAATATTATCCTCTTTTATAACTTCAATCTTTGCTAGTAGCGGGTGAGTCCAACCATGTGATACTATATAAGTATTTAGTTCTTCTCCCAATAGTATTTCTACTATCTTCTCTCTACCCTGCTCATCTAATACATTGATTACTTCGTCTAAAAATAGTGTATTAATCCTTGAACTAGAAATACTACTCATTAATTTTCGTATCGCTAGAAGCGTTGCGGTGTTTACTCTTGCAAGTTCACCAGAAGACAAGGCAAGTATATCAACTACTTTTGCATTGTCAGTTATCTCTACATTAAGCTTGTCATTCGTGACAACAAACTCTAAGCTGAACCTACCATCAGATAGTTCAGATAAGTACTCATTTGTTAAATCTTCCAAATCCTTTACAAGATTCTCGATTTTGTAGGCGAGTAAACCATTTGTACTAAAGGCTTTCTTTAGTATCTCTAGATGTGCAGATTGTTCTTCTACTTTACCTAAAGCTGCGACGAGTTCTTCCAGTTGAGATTCCATACCCTCCGATTGTTCTTGAATAATAGATACACGAGTATTATGGCGTTCCGCCTTCATATTCTCACTACTTACTCTTTCTATCTCAACATGTACATTTCTCAGCTTTGAAGAAAGTTCGTCAATCGAGGCAGAGATTTCATCTCCGTCTAAAATTGTAGAAGGTAAACTACCGTCCCAATCACGAATGTATTCTTCGTGTAACCTTTGCTGGTTTTTCTGAATCACTACTTTCTTATTATGTTCTTTCGTCTCCGCAATTTTTTCTTTCAGTACAACTGTTTCGTTCTGTGCAGTCGTTTTCTGATTGTAGTAAATTGTGTTAAGTTCTTCTAACTTCTCCTCGTCTACTTCACTTTCGCAAGTAGGACACTGTCCTTCAAGTTCCGAGAGTTTATCCAAATGCGCTTGAGCTTCAGCCATCTTGGAACCGAAGGTTCCTTGTTGCTGCAGCATAGCAGTCAAGGATATCTCCTCTCCCACTGGCTCTAAATGCCCCGACGCTTCAAGAGCATCTAACTGCTCTTTCACAAAATTGTTATCTATAATTTTTTTGTTATTTTCCGAAATCTTTTCAAAGTCGTGTCGTAAATGCCTTAGAGTGGTCTCGTCTGTTTCTGATGGTTTTGGTAAATTTAATATTGGGAATATCTCTGTAGTCTCCAATTTATTTTCTTCTAACCATTTTATTATAACATCAGACTTACTGTTAAGGGCGTTAACCTCTACTGAAATCTCTCTAGATGCTTCCTTGAATATATCAAAGAACTCTACGTATTCTTCTAGCTTTAACAAATCAATTAGAAACTTTTTTCTGTTGGTATCTGTTGCAGTTAGAAACTGTAATGATGCGTTTGTATTCTGATATACTAACTGCGTGAAGGTCTTAAAGTCAAGCCCAAGTAATTCTTGAACTGTCTTGTAGGTGTTCGTTGCAGTATGAGAAGAAATATCCTCCCCATTCTTATATAGCTTACATTTTATAGATGCCTTACGAGATACATCAATCTCATAGTCATCTTCATCTACCTGAAATAGTAGATTAATAGAATAGCCATCGTTGACAAATCTATTTTGTATCTCTTGTTTCTTTATCCCCTTACTATTCTTATTGAATAGGACTTCCTCGATAATAAGCGGAATGGAAGACTTACCCATTCCGTTTGTACCAACAAGTTGGGTGAGGTTGCTGTCATTAAGGTCAAGAGTATTATTTTGCCCATAGCTGAAACAATTATCCCAGCGTAGCGTTTTTAGAATAATCATTAAACACTCCCATGATTGATTTTATCTTATCGTCATTTAAGTTCAGTATTGCACTTAGGTACTCTACTAATTCTTCTTCCATTGACATATCTTTTAGATTAAGTGTAGCTTCACTACTTCGTTTTACTACTTTCTTATCCAGTAAGTCAGAGTTTTTGATGTTTGCTAAGTCAGCTACATCACCTTCTATCTCATAGATAGTATGGTGAAAGTCTGTTGCAATCATTTCAACTTCACTACTTACTGTTCTTCTTAGTAGTTGAGGCAGGTCAAACTGCTCCCAATGCCAAGAGTTATCTTCTTCATCAATTAGAAGATAGCCCGTCTTAACTACATCTCTATGAAAAGATGTAGTCATAGGACTACCTGGATAAACAATGTTTCTCTGCGTATTTGAGTGACTATGTAGGTCACCTGCGTATACTACAGGAAAGTCATTGAATCTTTCCAAGTCTACCTCTGGCGTAACATGAGGTGGAATTTCTCCCCTTACATGTGTATACAAAGGTTTGTTGGTATCGCATATTTCTATCATACCTTTTCTATGCAAGTCTGCATAAGGTAATATAGTACCCCATGGATACTCTTTCCATGTGTCTACAATCTCAACTAAAGGATTTACATCAGTTGTAGCTCTCTTTAGATTGCTAAAGAATGTTGTATTCTTTTTAGTAGCTTCGTGATTACCATCATAAATGATAGTAGGGATAGTTACTTCTCTGACAAAGTCAAAGTATAGTGTAAGCTCATCCATTGAAGGTACTCGGTCAAATAAATCACCACCTATAATGTGCATAGTAATATCTTCGTTATCTTCTAGCTTATGAATAGCTTCAAAAAATAACTTATATCTACTACATGCCCATGCCATAGGTACGTTCTTCTGACCTAGCTTTAAGTGCCAGTCTGCTGTAAATAATATCATGCTACGAAGTCATCCCCTGGCTGCCATGAGCAACCTGTAAGTCCACCAGCCTGTAGGGCATTAAGTGTTCTTAAGATTTCTTCTGCATTTCTACCTGTGTCAAGCGCGTTGACTGAGTAGTGTTGAATTATGTGGTCTGGGTCTATTATAAAAGTAGCTCTGTAAGGAACTCCTTCTTCATAGTTATACACACCTAATTCTTGAGCAAGCATACCACCAGCATCAGCACACAAAGGGTGTTGAATGTTTTTGATACTATCATTGCTATCTTTCCAAGCCAGTTTACAAAATTCATTATCAGGGCTAAAGCCTAGAACATCAGCATCGCCCAGCAGTCTATCCATATCGGATATCTCTGTTGGGCAAATAAATGTAAAGTCTTTAGGATAAAAATAAACAACTGTCCACATCTTTTCTTGCAATACTTCAATGTCAATAATTGTATTATCAGCATCTACAGCTTTTGCATAAAATTCTGGAAAGTATGAGCCTATTGTATATTTCATAATCCCCCCTAACTAATTTTGAATTCGTTATCAACATCTGAAGGAGCGCCTGCTTCTTCTGATGGTTGGGTTACTCTCTGTAGTAGCTCTAATTGAGCATCTGCAGTTGGTCTTGCAAGAACATCGTCCATAGAACGCAGTTCAGCACATGCGGCTGTTTCTGACTCTGTTAACGGTCTTGGTTTGCACTTAAGTGCTTGTAGTCTGTACTCGACATTAAATGCCATTGGTCCAGTCTTAACTCTTTGGAAACAAACATCCCACCCAGTTTCAGGGTCAGTTGGATCGCCTAAGTCTTCTGCGGCTACCATGATTTGTTCCATTAGTTTTTTCTTTAGATTGACAACTTTAACCTTGCCATCCTGTGGGTCTATAGCTTGAATAGCGTATGCCCATCCACATTTTAAATCAGGGAAGAACTCTCTTACGAAATCTTTTTCCTTGTTATTAAACGTTTCTGTGTTACGGTCGAAAGCTAAACATTCCATAGGAATATTTT